GGGTACCCCTTTCCCGGAACAGTGGTGTCCGCGTTTCGCACATTGACGGGGAAGCCGCGGTTTGTGGTAGAGGCGACGGGGGTGGAGTATCGCGGCATGTTGCATATTTTCAACGGCGACCAACTGCGGGCCAAAGAGGAGCACACGAAACGACCAACACCGACGACGTCCTTGCCGACATGGCGGACACGGACAATGACCTGCAGACACAGGAAAACCGCCTGACCCGAGAAATCACCCGGCTCCGCAGCCAGATCATGGCCGCTGAACGTGCCCTCGTGGACACGACCCGCGCACGCCGCGCCATTCGGGCTGCCCTAGAGAGCGCCGCCGCCAGCCGGTTGGTTGACGCACAGCTTCAGGAGGCGCTTGAGGACGCCCTTGCCGCAGAGCCGCAGGCAACGTATGATCCAGAAAACTGACCCGGAGACACGCTAGTCATGTCCAGCCAGACGTTCCCCCCGCAGACCGTAACCCGCAGCACGCTCGGGACCAACGCCCGCGTGATCACTGAAGGTTCCGCTTCCGCGCTCACGCCTCCGGCAAAAGCGATTGTTCTCCTCACCGCAGGAAACATCACGATCACCCCGGACGCGGATGGCGCGCCGGACTTGGCGTTTGTGGGGGTCCCCGCCGGATTTATCCCGCCCTTCGCCGTTCGGCGCGTCGTAGCTCTCGCTTCCGGCGCCACATGTGCAACGGTTGACGAATGACTAGCTTGTCACTCGGGCTTGGTTTGCCGGATATTGTCGGCAGAGGCGCGACGGCATGGTCCCCCCTCGATCTTGGGTCTGCGCTGCTCGAGTGGTGGAGCCCGGATGTTGGCATCACGCAGTCCGGCGGCGGGTCAGTCTCCGCCTGGGCCGGTGTCAAAAACGGATACACGGTCAGTCAGCAGCTCGGTTCTGCCCGCCCGCAGTTTTCTGCGGACGGGTTTAACGGGCGGTCTTGCGTCGTTTTTGACGGCTTGGCGGACTGCCTGTTCAACGTGTCTGCGGCGGGCTGGTTTCCGACCGGCAGCGAGCCGATGGAACTGCATGGCGTCGTGCAGCAGGACGCAGTGGCTGCATCGGACACGGCGCCCCGCTGTGCGGTCGCGCTGGGCAATAGTTCGTTCAACACGGACATGCGCGGACGTCGCGTTGTTTCGTCCGGCGTTAATCGGTTCGCGGGTGTTGTCGGGTCCGATCCGGTTGGCGTTAGCCGTCGCGTTGACACTGTTGACCTTAGCGGCCGTCACGCGTTTTCTGTCGTTGCCGACAGTTCGGAAATGTCCTCCATCGTGGATAACGAAAGCCCAGAGACGGCCGCCGTCGTTAAGAACGTCGCTGCCGAGCAATTCGCCATCGGTTCTCTGCCGAACGGCACGGCTCAGTTTTGGCTCGGGCGCATCCGTCATGTGATTGTGACGGGGTCACTTTCCGCAGACCAGCGTTCGCTTTTGACGTCGTTTCTTCTGGCTGAACGGGCTGCGTAGTGGCAGGGTGCCTGAATGATGAGTAGGATCGGAAAACGCGAATGTGGCCCTTCAAACCTCGCCAGCCTGTAGCCCCAACTGAACCCCCGGTGCCGGAAACCCCCGAGCGCCGGGGGGCCTTTTTGACGTCGCCGCAGGCTCCGGGGTTTGGCAAGGCCGCAGCGCAGCGGTTTTTCGCGGACATGCAACGCGGGTTGCCGGTGGTCACGATGGACGACGGGACGGGAGCGCCCCCTGCGTTCAAGCAGGCCATCACGGAACTGCCCGACGCGCTACTGGGCTGGTATGCCTCGCAGCGGTTTATCGGCTACCAGACGTGCGCCATGATCGCGCAACACTGGCTCGTTGACAAAGCGTGCACGATGCCCGCCCGCGATGCTATCCGCCACGGGTTCGAGGTCATGGCCTACGGCGATGACGCGGGCCTTTCGGACGAGCAACAGACCGATATCGTCGAGCGTGTCAAACGCGCTGATCGCCGCTACCGGCTGTTCCGGAACCTGTCCGAGTTTGTCCGTATGGGCCGGGTGTTCGGCGTCCGGGTCGCGTTTTTCAAGGTCGAGAGCGACGATCCGAAATATTACGAGCTGCCCTTCAACCCGGACGGTATCCGGCCCGGATCCTATCGCGGCATCGTCCAGGTTGATCCGTATTGGTGCATCCCGCTGTTGTCGGGTGAGGCGGCCAGCGACCCGGCCAGCATGCACTTTTATGAACCGGAATGGTGGATCATCCGGGGCCAGCGGTTCCACCGCTCGCACCTCATGATTTTCCGCACGGGCGAACTGCCGGACGTGCTCAAGCCGATGTATATGTACGGCGGTGTCAGCATCCCGCAGCGTATTTTTGAGCGTGTGTACGCAGCAGAGCGCACGGCCAATGAGGCCCCGCAGCTCGCCATGACGAAACGCACAACGGTTCAGAATACGGATCTGACGGCAGCATATTCGGATACCGACACACTCCAGCGGCATTTGCAGGCGTTTGCGTATTACCGGGACAATTACGGGATCAAGCTGGCTGACACGGAAGACACGGTCCAGCAGTTCGACACGTCGCTCGCCGACCTCGATGCGGTGATCATGTCGCAATATCAGATCGTCGCGGCGGCTGCGGGCGTCCCCGTGACCAAGCTTTTCGGGACGTCGCCTAAGGGCTTCAACGCGACGGGCGAATACGACGCGCGCAGCTATCACGAGGAGCTGGAGACGATCCAGGCGAACGACCTGACCGATTTTGTCAACCGGCACCACATGCTCGTCATGCGGTCGGACGTTGAACCCGCGCTGGGCCTCGAAACCGGGTCGGTGCGCCTAGAGGTCGATTGGAACCCGGTCGACAGCCCGACCGCGAAGGAATACGCAGAGATCAACAAAATCAACGCCGACACCGACAACGTTCTCGTGACCATCGGCGCGATTGACGCGGTGGATGTGCGTAATCGCCTGCGGGGCGACAACTCGTCGGGGTACACCGACCTTGCCGAGTTTGAGGCCCCGGAATTGCCGGACGACAACGACCTGGGGGGACTGCTGGATGGCGAAGAAAGCCCGGAAAGCACGGCTCTCCCCGAAGCGTGAGGCGTGGGCCGCTGAGCGGTCTGCGGTAGGCCACGTGTTCGAGGGGCGGCCACTCAACCCGCCCGACCTGGTCGAAGCGCGCCTGCGTGCGGCGCTCGCGGAGATGGTCGAGCGCATGCAGGCCGCTACGGTGCGCGAGCTGACCAAGCTGTACAAATCGCGGCTCGCGCACGAGGCGGGCATTGCCATGGACGCATCGTTCTCCGCAGCAGCGGCCCGGCTGGTGCGCGAACTGACCAAGCGGTTCACCGCGCTGTTTGTCGGTAAGGCGGGTGGCCTTGCGGAAGCCTGGGCGCATGGGATCAGCCGACAGGCTGCGGTAGGGCTACGGGGTAGCCTCAAGCAAGCGAGCGGGGGCGTCACGCTGCGCACGGACGTCGTGAGCGGTCAGGTTGCCGATGTGGTCAAGGCATCGATCAAGCAAAACGTCGCGTTGATCAAATCCATTCCAGCCGAGTATTTCCTTGAGATTGAGGGCGAGGTCATGCGCTCGATCCAATCGGGCCGAGGTATGGCGGATCTGCAACCATTTCTTGAGAAACGGTATGGTATCTCCAAGCGCCGCGCCCGGTTGATCGCCCGCGACCAGACGAGCAAGGCCACGACGGCCATCAACCGGGCACGTATGCAGGGCCTCGGGGTCAAGAAATTCAAGTGGTTGCACTCGGGTGGCGGGAAAGAACCGCGCCCGTTGCACAAAAACGTGCTTAACGGTAACGTGTACTCATTCGATGACTTGCCCGTGATCGACGAGCGCACCGGAGAGCGCGGTCTACCGGGTCAACTGATCAACTGCCGGTGCCGCATGGTGCCGGTGATTGAGTTCAAAGCCGAGGCGGTGGAATGACCACGTATGCGATGGACCGGGCCCCAAGTGCCCGGACGCATGACCTGAACGGGTGGTTCGAGGTGCGGGATAACCCGATCAGCCGAGAGGGTATTTTCCCGTACTCAGGCGCACAGATCGGCGGGCCTGAGCCTGATCGCATCTATCAGGTCTACAGGCCCGCCGAGGAGCTGTCCGACCCGGACGCGCTGGCGTCGTTCCGGCTGCTGCCGATCATTGACGATCACACGATGCTGGGTGATGGCCACACGCCAACCGATGACGTTGATGTTGCCGGGGTGATCGGGGAGGACGTGCGGTTTGAGGATGGGAGGCTGCTGGCCAACCTCAAGATCTACAGTCAGTCGCTGACTGAGAAAATCCGCAACGGGAAAACAGAGCTTTCGTGCGGATATCGTTGCGTGTATGATTTTACGCCGGGTGTCTGGAACGGGCAGTCGTATGACGCCGTGCAGCGGCAAATCCGGGGTAACCATCTGGCGCTCGTTGATGAGGGCCGCATGGGCCCGGATGTGCGCGTACTGGATACTATGAGTTTCACGGCTGACGCGAAGGAGACGATGCTCGTGGATGAAGAACTGAAGAAGGTACTGGCCGAGATCATGGCGCGCATCGCCAAGCTCGAAGCCGGAGAGGTCGGCGAAGAGCCCGCGACCGACGAGGACGCTCCGGCAGCCCCGGCGTCTGAGGAAACTGGCGACACCGAGGAGATGCCCGCCGCGACCGACGAGGACGCTCCGGCAGAAACCGAGGAGGCCGCCAAGGACGAGGACTACGAGGCAATGGACGCGCTGACCCGGACGGTCAAGGCCATCGCCGCCAAAGTCGACAAGCTGGCCGCCCGTCCGGTCATGGACGAGGCCGCCGTCGTGGCCACCCTCGCCGACAAGACCGACCTCGCCAGCCGGATTGCGCAGCACGTCGGCGTTTTCGACCACTCGAAGATGACCCACGCGCAGGTCGTCCGCTACGGCGTGAGCAAGCTCGGCCTCAAGGTCAAGCCGGGTTCTGAGGCCGTCGCACTCGACGCGGCGCTCCAGGTCCGCGCGCTGCCGACCGCCGTTGCCGCAGACACCGCCATCGCGTCGCCGCTCCGCGCGTCGATTGCCAAGTACGCAAAGGGGGCCTGACATGACTTTCCAGACCACAGTTGCCGCAAATATCGGTTTCGGCGTTGTCGGTGAGGGCTATCTCGACGGCCCGACCCGTGCACAGCCCGCCAAGCTGGACAGCGCCGATCCGGCAAACAACGTCGTGGGCCGCGCGTTTACCGTTTCCGATGACGGCACTGCGTCGTTCGAGACGTCCGCCGACCCCAAGCCGATCACGGTCGCGGCTGGCGGCACGAACGCGTTTGCCGGTATCCTCGGCAACCCGAAAAACTACGTGCTGTATGGCACCACGGCAGG